CTCGTCTCTCCGGTGTGTTCGCCAAGTAGTCTTGGCAAGCGTGTGTTGGCCACCCCTCAAATTTGGGTCGTCTCCTCCTCTTATGCGCCCGGCCCTCGGTAGTGTAGCTGTCATGTACCCCCAGGCCCCCTATTGTCGGCGAACCGTCAATACTCACCTCAAGCTCACAGACCTGGCGCGCGAGATTCCGCTTATAGCCCAGTCTCCTCTGTAGTGTCGATGCAAGCAATCTCCCCACAGTCTTCGACCTACTCCTCATCCTCATAGTCCATATTATCTGATTGATACTCTCCCTGTACTCTTTGTCATCAAGGCGTTTGAGAGTGACCCAGTTGCCCGACACAGCAGCGGCAACGCACCTGGGAAAGTATCCAACGCATCCTTGCTTGTCAAATGACATCCTCAAGAATTCGGCGTTGCGCGTCCCGAAGCCTTGTTTTTCCCTTTTAAAACGCAGACCACATTTGAGCACCCTACCGAGGGTCTCATTCAACACGCTGTCGTCATCTGTCGACATCAGGATGTCGTCGCCCACGTGGCGGCTCCACCAACACCCATATAGCCCGCCGAGAGCAATCCTCATATAAGCGGCATTGAGTACTGAGTTGATTAGTGACGTGCAGCGGTGCCCACTCATCAGGGTGCCAGCAGCTCTCCGGCGTGTGATGCCATTCTCTTCTAAAATCCACATACTATTAAAACTGTCTGAGCACCACTGGACCCAATCTTTAGGCGCCCCCTCAAACAACACCTCTATCACAGCCTTCTGCGCTTCTAATGAGTGCGCGCTGTTGAAATCATCAAAATCCAACATCAACTTGAATTTTCTCTGCTCGTTGGCCCACAATTTGACATCATTGCTCTTGTAGTTAGAAGAGGGTTTCAGGAGCACTCTCTTATTTCTCCAACTCCGCTCTACTGCTCGGGCCAATGGCTCGAACGTGAAGTAATTAACTGTGTCACATGCGTACAGTGCTCTGCTCTTGCCATTTTCTAACTTAACAGACTTGGAGACCATCGCGCAAGGTGGCATGCCCATTATCATATTCTTGCAGCAAGCCTCACTGAAGTGTCTACGATTCACCCGCACCCCGCTGGGCACATGGCCTGAAAAAACCGAGTCATCGCCCATGTCGACACTCCTCTCAATCACTCTAGAATGGCTGCCACTTTTGACCCATGCCCAGCGGTCTGACCAGGCCTTCTCCTTGTCAGGCCAGTGGACAGGCCCCATCTCTTCATCGCGTATCTTTCTTATCGCTTCACGTATATCCTTAATGTCGAAATCGGCTATCATTCCGGATCTAGTCTCTGGCTCGAATCGTTTGTTAAGCTCATCTGACCAGTCTATCTCCTCACACGCCCTACCCTTAAGCAAATCCAGCTCCACCAAGAGGTTAGCCTCGGGGTGACATTTGACACCAGCCCCCTTAAGCACCGTCGACAAGTCCTTGAGACGAGTGTAGTTGATGTTTGCCACTATACTAAACACTGTTTTCCCCAATCTGTCGTACGCACCAGCAGCCCATAAGACCCAGCCTACGGCCTCATCATTGGTTACTTGGCGGTTGGCTCCTTTGTCAATGACACCTTGCTTGAGGCAAGAAAGTGTAAACGCAATAACACCGATGAGCTCATCCCCACCCTTTAAAACATCAGACAAAACGTCTGATAAGAAAATATTTACTTTTGTCACCGCCCCTTCGTGTTTTTTCAGCGGAAAATGGCTCACATCGTTCTCTCTAATCGAGTCAATGTAGTGTTCATTGCCGGGACGTATCAGCCAACCTTGCTCATGCGCCACTATTCTACTATGCCCTGCGGCTCCTACTGTCCTACTTACTAATTTTCTAAGCTGTATGCTGCCGATCCTACATTGTACTGGTACTAAGTAACAGTACTGACTAAATGCGACGCTCT